GTGATATTTGATTCATATGATTGGAAAGCCCGGCCACTGCGCTGGGCTTTCTTATTTTTAGGCTATGCAAGTAGACATCACCGGCGCGGCTGTAGATCAAGACACTATCATTACGGTGGCCGACCTTAAGACGCAGCTACGCGTAACACATTCGCTAGAGGACACGCTCATTGGTGCCATGCGTTCCGCTGCCATTAGCTGGGTAGAGGAGCACTGCAACATCAAGCTTGGCAGCTATACAGCGCGTGGGTACTTGCCTGGCTTCTACAACTCCTACATTCCTATTGGCCCGGTCACCGCGATCAGTGAAGTCAAGTACCAAACGACAGCAGACAAGGACTATGACACCGACCTGACTACGCTGACGGCAACTAATTGGTATACCGACATCATCAGCCAGCCGGCGCGCATTGCATTTCGTGACTACCCACACACTTACGAATATGCGCTTACGCCTGTGGTCGTGACATTCACCGCTGGGTACACCACGATACCCGCGCCAGTCCTGCAAGCTATCCGGTTGCTGGTTGCGCACATGTACGAGAACCGGCAAGAGGAAGTAATCGGCACCATTACGACGCGACTGAAGTTTGGGCTTGAGGCGTTGCTCAATCCGTTCCGCATTATCTACCAGCCATGAAAAACGCAGGACGGCGAGACCGATACATTACGCACCGCGCTGAGACGCTGACGCAGGACGATTACGGGCAACCTACAGTCGGATCATACACCGACACCGATATGTGGGCGGAGGTAATCTACGCCGGCAGCGCTGGCGAGAGTATGAAGGCATACCAAATCTTCCCGGAGCGCAGCCTAACGTTCGTGGTGCATCACCCGAACCCCACAGACGACGGCGGCGGGTTGACCATCTCGCAAGATGACTGCATCTATTTTGAGAGCCGGAAGTATGAGATACTAGGATTTGAAGAGATAGGCCGCCGCGATGGGCTGCGCATCTTCTGCAAAGAGAAAGGCACCGATGGGCGTTAGACTTAGAGAAAGCATGACGCGCTCAAAGCAGCGCGACACTATCATTGGATTGGAAGAACTGGAGCGGCAGATTGGGCGCATCGGTGACTTTCCTAAAGTGATGGCTAAAGAATTGAGACAAGCCAACCGCAAGATTGGACAGTCGGCAAGTAAGAAGTTGAAGAACCAACTAAGAGGCAAGCGGTTAAGCCGTGACTTTGTGTTCGTAGACAAAGGCCGTGAGCTTGTTGTTGAGCCTGGCACACTGCACCGTAGTATCGGCGTGAAGAATAGCAGAGGCAGTAAGGTCAATGTGTTTGTTGGTCCACGATTCGGTGGCGCAAAACGCAACGATGGCTTTTTCGCTGCGATTGTAGAGAGCGGCCAAGTCGGTGGTCGTGGTCGGTCGATTGGTTCGAAAAACTACAATGTGATAAGGCCATTCCTGTCAAGGTACTCACGAGTAATGGAGCGCATGCAAGTGAATGCATACCGCCGGGTGTTCGATAAATTCAAGCTGTAATGGAAACAGGCAAAGCGATATACAAGCTATTGAAAGACAGCGCCGATGTAGGCGCTATCTGTGCGGACCGCATTTATCCGGAGCTGGCGCAGCAGGATGCCGACGCGCCATTCATCGTGTACACGGTAACGGACACCACGCCAAGCCCGACCAAGAATGCAACGTCGAAGCTGGACACAGCGCGCGTGGAGCTGTACTGCATCAGCGATGACTACGAAGAGGCGATGAACTTGGGCATTGCTGTACGTACAGCACTGGATAGGCAGAGCGGCACGATCAGCGGTGTGGAAGTGCAGTCGGTAGACTTTGATACATCTGACATTCAGTTCGACCCCGACCAACGCGTGTACGTATTAGAGCACACCTACGACGTGCGCGTGCTGCGTACCGGTACAGCTGTGACCTACGTCAGCACACCAGGCAACGCGATTACGGTCGAGGAGGTTGACGGCGACCCCAGCGGCAGCGTCAACAAGATTGTGTTCAGTAACGACACGGTAACGATCGTCGGCAACACGGCTACGGTCACCAGCGGCGGCGGCGGAGTAGATACCCAGTACCACGACCGCTATAACACCGAGGCCGAGACGCTGCGCAGCGGCGCGACGGCAAACGTGGAGCTGTACTACACTGCACGCGCCGATGGTGACGGCATAGCTGAGAGCGCAACGAGCGACGAAGGCGAGACGGACACCATCAACCGCACGCTGTACTACAGCGATAAGCACCGCCCCGACCCGGACACGGCAGCCGATTGGACCGAGTACACCACGCAGCCAGCCGACAACGCCAGCTTTGCGACAGCTAAGGCGGCGCTACTGCAAGGCTTAAACGAAACCGACGCAACCGCTGAGACGCGCGGCACGTTGCCGCTGTCGCTGAAAATGGTGCGGACTACAACGGCGGCGGTATCTGATTTGTTGTTGGACACCTACACCGGCGCTGCGGCGGCGTACTCAGTGCGCAAGCTAGACAAGGATTACACTGGCAACTGCATGCGCGTTAGGCGCAGCAGCGACGAGGCTACGCAGGACATAGGTTTTGATGGTAACGGCGACCTCGACACGGCTGCAATTGCTACGTTTTGCAGTGGCACATTTGGTTACGTCACCCGCTGGTACGATCAGAGCGGGAACGGGAACGACGCAACGCAAAGCACAGGAAGCGATCAGCCAATGATTTACGACCGCGTGGCAGCGGCGGTGGTAACCGTAAATGGAAAACCTGGGATAGAAGGCGTCTCGACATCTTCTAGGTTGTCTGTTTCAAGTGTTATGACGTTGACAGATTTTGCAGTTTCTATGGTTTATGAGGAGAAAAGAAGTAACGAAATGAGTTGGGGACACAATACAACCTTTTACAATTATCACACAGGTTCAGGTGGTAGAGTGAACGCTATATCCGGCTTGAATTGGATTAGCAACATTGCAATTGGTGACCAAGGCCATTATTTTCTTAATGCTGCCACTTCATCTGCGGAGGTGCACATGAACAGCTCTAGCCTTACTACTGGTACCTATGGCAACGTGTATCAATTTCAAGATATATTCAACGGTCACAATAATACTTTTGGATATACCGCGCCAATTCAAGAATGGATTATATGGCCTAGCGATCAGTCTTCAAACCGCACCGGCATTGAAACCAACATCAACGACTACTTCGACATCTACACATGAGCACAGTCTACCTCCCCGTAACCGAGCGCATCAACCTGACCAGCGAGCAACGCGCCAAAGGCATCAGCAAAGAGCTGTACAACCTGAAGCTGCCGAAGCACCTGCACGAACCTGGGCGCACTACTACGATGCTGCTGGCGTGCATCCAGCACCCGGAGACGGGGCAGTGGGCGTGCGTCGGTGACAGCGAGTTGACAATCAACGTGCACCCGGAGCGCGACGTGACTGCGCTGGTGGCGTTGTTCCCGCAGCTGACTACTGAAGAGCGCAGCGCCATGACGTACTACATCACCACCAATGACGTGGTTATGTTCCAGTACCTCATGCCATCGGACTCAGAAGTATTGACGCAAGAAGAAGCGGAAGCGGCCGGATGGTTTGCGTCAGATTTGTAACTTGAGGTCATGGATTTTATTGCAGCTAACTGGGCCGAGCTTCTGCTGGCACTCATGGTATTTGCCAAGGTCGTTGTCAACATCACGCCATCCGTAAAGGATGATCGTGTGTTTTCATACATCGACCTGCTGCTCAATGCCATCATCGCAAACAACACTAAAGAAGAAAAGTAATGGCCATTCTTAACGGCACAGTATTCCTGTTGAAGGTTGGCGGCACAGCATTGCCCGACCAAACAGAAGGCAGCATCTCTATCAACATGGAGACGCGCGACATCACAACCAAAGACAGCGCCGGATACCGTGAGCTGTTAGAAGGTGTGCGGTCCGGATCTATCAGCGTATCAGGTCTTATCGACGACGACGGCACCGGTGGTGCTGGTGGCGATTTGTTTGCCGCTCTTGACGGGCGCGCAGCAGTAGCTATCGTGTTCGGTTTCGACGATGCATCAGACGACTACAACTACACCTGCAATGCTTTCTGCACAAGCATGGAGGTAAGTGGTGCAACCGAGGACAACGTAACGTACAGCGCTACGTTTGAAATCACCGGAGCCATTACCGAGGTAGTCGCCTAATGAAGCTCACACTTTCCGGGAAGGAGTTTACTTTACGATGTGACATGCGCGCGCTGGCTAACGCTAAGCGTGAGCATGCCATCGACATCAGTAAGCTTAACGACGACGTTGTTGAAATTGGTACGTTGGTTTATCACATGGCGAAGTCTGGCGCTAAGTTCGCCGGCGTACCATTTGACTATGAGCTCGACGACTTCCTTGGCCTCATCGACTTTGCGGACATGGAAGCTATGACCGACGCTTTGTCTACGCTACTGGGGGGCGGCGAAGACCAAAAAAAAGCGAAGGCAAACCGTTAACGTTTGAGGATTGTATGCAGATTGGGCTGGGGCAATTGCGCTTCAGCCCATCTGTTTTTTATGACCTTACGTTTGAGGAGTTCCTATGTGCTGCGCAAGGCATGAACCGCCAGGAGGAACAGCGACAGAAACAGGAAT